GTCCTCCCGCCGCCCGTCCAGGCCTGGTCGGGCTGGCCGGTGGAGTGGTCGACGCCCAACTGGGGCTCCGCGGCTGGAGGCATGGCGGGCATCGTAGAGAAGGTCTCGATCGTCTTCGGCTGCATCGACCTCAACGCCTCCATCGTTTCCACCATGCCGCCCTACCGCATGGTCCAGACCCCCGGCCTGCCCCTGCTGCCCGGCATCGGCCCGGCTGAGGGCGGGGCTGAGGTGGTGAGCCCTCTGCCCTGGATGAGCAACCCGCAACCCGAGGTCTACACCGGTTGGATCGAGGCCATGAAGCAGATCGTCATGGCCTACTTCAACGGTGAGGTCTTCCTGTGGGCCACCTCGAGGTATGCCGACGGCACCGTCAAGAAGTTCGTCATGCTCAATCCGGCCTGGGTCGACATCGAGATGGAAGGCCAGATCCGCCACTACGAGATGGCCGGGCTCGACATCACCGACGATGTCCTCCATATCCGCTATGCCTCCTGGCCCGGGGTCCCCCACGGCACCGGTCCACTGGAGGCGTTGGCCACCACCCTGTTCGGAGTGGAGGCCATGGAGCAGTACCAGGCCAACCTGGCTCTGCGTGGAGGCATCCCCTGGGGCATCCTGACCGCTCCCGGCAACCTGAGCAAGCAACAGGCCCAGGATATGCGGGACAACTTCGTGGCCTCACGCCTCAGCGCCCTGGGCGCTCCCGCCATCATGTCTGGCGGGGTCACGCTCCAGCCTTTCACGCTCAGCCCCAAGGACCTCTCGCTGCTCGAGCTGCGCCAGTTCGACGAAGCCCGCATCTCCACCCTCCTCAGCGTTCCTCCCATGCTCATGGCTCTGCCCTCGGGCGACCACTCCATGACCTACCGCAACGCCGAGAACATCTACGACTTCCACTGGCGGGCTTACCTGAGGCCCAAGGCCTCGGCCGTCGTCCAGGCCATCAGCAACTGGGCGCTGCCCTCCACCCAATCCCTCGAGATCAACCGCGACGAGTACGTCCGGCCCACCATGCAGGAACGGGCCGTGATCTATCAGACCCTGTTCAACATCGTCGATCCCGCCACCGGGCAACGAGCCATCACCGTCAACGAGATCCGCACGGCTGAGCGCTTGCAGGCCTGGGACGAGCCCGACGACGCCGCCGACACCATGATCCCTCCAGCGTTGCCCCCGACCACCGCAGCCATCACTCCAACCCAGGCGGGCGGGCCGGTGGTGGAGAGCAGCGGAGGCGACAGCGGCAACGGAGGCGTCCCGTGAGCACTGAGGATGAGGCCTGGGCTGCTCTGGCTCAAGTGGTCAACCTGGGCGATGTCCCCACCCAGCAGGAGCTGGCTCTCGGCGACGCCGTCATGGCTCACATCAACGACCGCCCCAACTTGATCACTCGCCCCTGTCCGACCTGTGGCGGCACCGGCCGCATCCATCAACCAAAGGAGGATTGAATGCCCAAACCGCCCCAGTTCGTCCACGTCCGGGCCGTACCCACCATGATCAGTCAACTCGGACCGCGCCTGAGCAACGGAGCCCGCCAACTCACCGGTCGACTGGTGCCCTACAACGAAGCCGCCGATGTCCTCGACATCCTCGAAGGCGACGACATGGACCTCTACCGTGAAGGCTTCCGACCCGGTGCCTTCTCCCTCCAGGTCAACGCCGAAGCCAAGAACACCCGAACCCGCATCGGGCTGATCCATCGCCACGATGGCGGACTGGGCTATCTCGGCCCGTTCATCGCTTTGAGGGAAGCCCCCGACGGCCTCTACGGCGATGTCCGCATCCTGCCCACCAAGGGCGACGACGTGGCCGCATTGCTGGAGGACGGGGTCGATGAGCTGTCCATCGAGTTCCGGCTACCCCGCAGCGGCGACCACACCGTGGTCGACAACGAAGGCGTGCGCTGGAGGACTCGAGCCCACCTCGATGCCGTGGCCCTCGAGCCCAAGGGCGCATACCGCAGCGCTCAAGTGATGGCCTACCGGGCCGAAGTGGACGAGCTCGAGGCCGAAGCCGCCAAGCTGGCTGCCGAAGCCGGGCAGAAGACCTCCGAGGAGGAGAAGCTGGAGGCCGAGGCAGCCGAAGCCCTCAAGGTCCGTGAGCGCTGGGACGCCATGACCGCACGCCTGGACGTGGAGCTCGAGCGCCAGCGTCATCTCCTGCACGACTACGGGATTACTCAAACCGATCGCGGCTACCGCCGTGAGAAAGGGAACGTCTGATGGCTCCACTGACCAGCACTCAGCGCAACAAGCTCCCACCTTCGGCTTTCGTCTACCCGGGTCAGCGCAAGTACCCGGTGCCAACCAAGGCTCAAGCCAGGAAGGCAGGCATCTCCGAGTCCCAACGACTGGCCATCCATCGCAACGCTCTATCCCGCTCGGCCCAGCGCAACACCTCCGGTTCCTACCGCACCGTTGCTGCCAAGGTGAATGCCCGCAAGCGTTGATAGTTGACTATCAGCTTTGAGGGTGGTTACATGACCACCTAGCAAGCGGTGACGAGATCCCGCCCCGCTGATCCCTCAAGATCAGTGCGCGGCCTGCCCGAACTGCCCAACCCATTTGGGCTCAGAAGCAAAGGCAACTGGGTCCGCCGTCATCGGAGGCTGAACAATGCCCCACGCTCTGGTCGAGAACGCTCTAGGCGAGCGTGATCGACTCCTCAACACCGTCCAAGTCCTCAAGAACGCGGCCCTGGACCGGGGCGCGGACCCGAGCTCAGCAGACCTCGAGCTCATGGAGAAGTCCTACAAGCGCATCGACGAGATCGACGCCATGATCAAGATCATCGGCGAGGATCGCTCGATGGATCAGGACACCCGAGACAAGCTCCTGGCTCCGACGCCCTCCACCCCCGATGGAGGGGTCAAGTACCGCACGGGCGGCGACATGGTGTGGGACTGCCTCCACGCCAACTTCGGCAGCCAGCACTCCCACGACGACGCCGACGCCAAGCGCCGCTGGGATGGAGTGATGAAGCGGGCAGCCCAGCACATGGGCACCGACCCCGCCGCCACCACCCCCGTAGCCGGTGGCATCGGAGGCCTCTACGTCGTCCCTGTGGTCGGCCCGGTCATCGACCTCTATCCCTCGGGCCAGCCCTTTCTGTCGGGGATCGGTCGGAGGCCCGCGCCGAATGCGATGACCTTCGTGAGGCCTCGCATCGTCGACCCCGACTTCTACGACGGGGCAGGACCGCAGACCCTCCAGAAGGCCGAGCTGACCTCCAAGAAGTTCGACATCAAGATCGACAACCTGACCCTCACCACGGTGGGTGGATACCTCAACGTATCCCAGCAGCTCATGTCCCTCATGCCCTCGGGCTGGGACATCATCGTGAGTCAGCTCCAGAAGCGCACGGCCTGGGCCGGGGAAGCCGCCGCCATCACCGAGCTGGCCAAGACGACCGCTCATATCCCCTTGGCTGCGGGAGCCGACAGCGCAGCGACCATCACTGCTCTGTTCGATGCCGCCAGCCTGGTCTTCACCAACACTCAAGAGCTGCCCACCTGGATCGCCTATGGGCCGTCGGGCTGGGCCATGCTGGGCTCACTGGTCGATGCTGCCGGGAGGCCTCTGTTCCCGTTCCTGGGTGCGACCAATGCCATGGGCCAGGCCTCACTGGGCGACTTCAACATGGGGCCTCTCGGCCTCCAGCAGATCGTCACCCCGGGCATCTCGACCACCGACATCTACGTGGGCAACAGCAGCGCTCTGGAGGCCTACGTCTATTCCTTCCCGCTGCTCGAGGCCATCGAGCCCGCACTCCTCGGCCGTCAGGTGGCGGTGGCGGAGGCCATGAGCTTCTACCGGCCAACGACCAAGGAGGCCGGTCCCAGCGACACCCCTCCAGCCGAAGGCAACGGCGCGGTCCGCGTCGGCGTGTAGCAACGGGCTTGGGGCGTCGATCGCCACGGATCGACGCCTCAGGCCTCAACCATTGATAGTCAACTATCAAGGAGTAGGTGAATGAGCGACATGATGGGCAGACTGCGAGTCGCAGCCAGGTACTACGACGAGAGCTATCCGCCCGACCTCTATGACCCGACCGAGCTGCAACCCTCCATCGCGTCGATCGCCCCGACCTCGATCGTGGTCGCCACCCCCACCACGGTCACTGTCACCGGCACCAATTTTGATGCCTCCCGGTCGATCGTATGGGTCGATGGCGTCGCCCAAGCCACCACCTACATCAGCGCGACCAGCGTGAGCTATCAAGCCGAAGGCGACCAAGTAGGCAGTCAGACCGTCGTCGTCCACAACGGCAGCCGAATCTCCAACCCGGTGGAGCTGACCGTTACCGCCACGGCTGGCGAGCTCGAGACCGCAACCACCCCGCCGCCCGTCGATCCTCCGCCACCAGTCGAGCCTCCGCCGCCTGATCCTCCGCCCGTCGAGGAACCTCCACCGGCATGAGCTACGCCACCACCGCCGATCTGGCCGACGCCCTCAACGTGGTGCAGGTCAGCACCGACATGGAGATCGTCCTCCAGGCCTGCCTGGATGCCGCCACCCTCGAGATCGACCACTTCTTGGAGGATTGCCTCCTCGTCAATCCTCTGACCACCGAAGTCTCAGCCCTCCTCAATCGGACCAACGTCAACCGGGCGGTGGAGTGGTACAAGGCTCCAGCCACCTACAACGGGGGCGTAGGCATGGCCGAGACCGGGACCATCAAGGCTCCAACGTCGGGCTTCGAGCGTCATTGGGCCGCTCTGATCCCTCTACGCACCGGCTCGCCCAGCGGGATCGCATGAACATCCTCGAGGCCAGAAGCAAGCTGGCTGCGGTGCTGGCCCCTGTCCTCGAGGGCGATCCCACCGTCCTCACCGATCTGGTCGACTCGATCACCCCTCCAGCCCTCATGATCAGTTGGGGCGAACCCTGGATGACCTTCCAGACCCCGTGCTTCAACAACGCTCAACTGGTGGTGACAGCGGTGGGTTCACGACTGGTCCCCGGCGCTGGTCAGGCTCAGGTTGAGGCCTTGGTCGACTTCGTCATCACCCGAGTCCGCCTGGACAGCCCCAACTGGTCGCTGACCACGGTGAGCGGGATGAGGGTTTTCCCCATCGCTCAGACCAACTACCTGGCTTCCCGCATAACCCTCCAAGTGACGATCGACTGATGGCCGACGAAGTCACCTCCAACCTCCCCCAGGTCCAGCGCGAGCTGGCCAACTGGACGGCTCAGGTCGGCCCGGTCATCGAAGACCACGCCCACTCCTTCGGCGAGGCCCTGAGGGCTCAGATCGCCGGACGGGTGCCGTACCTGACCGGCACCCTGTCCCGTTCGGTCGTCGAGCAGCCCGCCCCGGTCGGAGTGGCCGTGGGCATGGGCGAAGGCGTGCCCTACGCTCAATGGATCGAGTTCGGCGGTTCGAGGGGTCGGCCCTATGTGAGCGAAGGCCGCTACGTGTACCCGACCGCGCTCGACGCCGTCGACGAGTTTGCCAAGATGGCCGAGGATGCGATCACCACCTCGATCAATACCTACCCGTGGTCAAAGCCAACCTGATAGTCAACTATCAACTGGAGGATGAGTAATGAGCGATACGATGGTTCAGCCCCTGGCAGCGGGCGATCCCACTCCGCCAGTGGGCACCCCCGTCATCCTCAATGACGGTTACGTTGAGGTCAACGGAGCGAACCTTCGTTGCTTTGGCCTCCATTTCGAGGTCAACCCAGAGAACAAGCCGGTCACAGTGACCACGTTCTGCGCCGAGACCGACTACCCGGCATTGATCAAATGGCACTTCGTGGCCAAGTTCGCTCAATCCTTCGCGCCCGGGGCAACCGACGCCACCCTGCGGGCGGCCGTGGCTGCCTATACCGCCAGCCAGCAGGTGGCAGCCTTCAAAGTCCGGGCCTACGCCAGCCAGCCGGTGAGCGCCACCAACCCGCAATTCTCGGGCTTCATGGTCCCTCAGCCCTACCGCTACATCGGAGGCGACGCGGGCACATTGAGCGAAGTCGACATCGACTGGATCATGACCGGGCCTCCATCGGTCGACACCGGAGCGGTGGCAGCCACTGGTGCGACCGCAGGGAGCCCCGGCTTCTTCACTCCTTCGGGGGCCAACCCTCCGGCCAACCTGGCAGCCCTCACCGGCATCACGGCCACGCCGGTCGCCGCCTGGGCCGTAGGCCAGTACGTCCGCACGGCCGACCAACTCGGCTCGCACTGGAGCGGTTCGGCCTGGGTCGCTGGCGTAGCCTGATAGCGCCATGACAACCGAACCCCCCGTGAGGATTGACGCCTCTGGACTACGCATGCGTCCCAACGACATGCGGCAGTTGACCAAGGCCACCGGCCGAACCCTCGAGCAGTTGCTGGCCTCGGAGGAGTCAGCCGACAAGTTCCAGGCCATGGCCTTCATCGAGCTCCGTCGGAGGCATCCAGATTACGACTCGGGGATGCTGTGGGAACTGGCCGGGGATACCGAAGTGGAGGTCAGCGAGGAAGCGGCGGACCCTACCGACAGAGAGCCGCCGACAACATCGCTGCCCTCTGTCGTTTCTGGCGAATGACTCCAGACGAAATTTACGCCCTCGACGACGACACCCTCCTGGCCTTTGTCCGCTTGATGGAGCGAGAAGCAGCCGAGATCAAAGCAAGAAGTAGGTAGCGATGGCCGGACCGACCATCCTGGTAACGATTGCGGGCACCGTCGCCGGGCTCGAGACCGCAGTCGCCAAGGTCACCTCAGGCGTCCAGTCCAGCGTCGGCAAGATTCACGACGCCTTCGGCGGGCTGCTCTCGACCCTCAACGCCACCGGGGTTCTCGGTCCCTTCGGGGCAGCCCTCGACGGCGTCGATCGAGGGTTGGCTGCCATCGCCGAACACGGCAAAGGCCTCAGCACCGTCGGCCTGGCCGTGGGTGGAGCAGTGGCCGGGATCGGGGCCGGGCTGCAATCTCTCGGCTCCAAGGAGCAGGCCTCCAAGCAGCAACTGCAAGCCGCCATTGAGGCCACGGGCAAGAGCTGGGACGACTACAGCGACCAGATCGATGGAGCCATCAAGAAGCAGGAGCACTTCGGCAACTCCTCGGCCGACACCCAGCGAGCTCTCCAGATCCTGACCCAGGCCACGGGCGACCCGGCCAAAGCCCTCGAGTACCTGGGCACGGCCTCCGACCTGGCCGCGGCCAAGCACGAATCGCTGGATGCCGCCGCCTCCCAGTTGGGCAAGACCTACAACGGGGCGACCCGAATGCTCAAGGAGTTCGGCCTGGAGGCTGCTCCCAAGGCAGCGTCGGCCAGCAAGGAGCTCGAAGCAGCCACCAAAGGGGTCACCACCGCGGCCGACGCCGCCACCAAGGCTCACCAGCACCTCCAAGATGTCGAAGATTCCCTCAAGGGCAAGACGACTCTCACCGCCGCCGAACAGGTCAAATTGCGGGATGCCCAACACGGGGTCGTTGACGCCGACGCCAAGGCCCAAGCCGCCCACGAGAAGCTCATCATCGCTCAGAAGAACTCCAAGGACGCCGCCCAGGGCCAGACCGACACCATGCAGGCCCTCAGCGACAAGCTCAAGGGCCAGGCCTCAGCCGCCGCCGACACCTTCGGAGGGCGACTCAATGCCCTGAAAGCCAAGATCGAGGACTCCACCGCTCAATTCGGGCAGAAGTACGGGCCAGCCATCACAGGCGTGGGCAGCGCCCTGGCCGGGGTATCGGCCACCCTCAAGATCATGGAAGCCCTCCACGCCGCCGAAGCCGCTGGTTGGCTGGCCGACGCCGTCGCCGCTGGTGTCGCCGCCGTGGCCGAGAACCTCGCCCTCCTAGGCATCCCGATCCTCATCGCTGCCGTGGTGGCGGGAATCGTCTGGATGGTGACCCACTGGAACAAGGTCAAGGACGCCATCATGAACGTGTGGAACTGGATCAAGAACAACTGGCCATTGCTCCTGCCAATCCTCCTGGGTCCGATCGGCATCGTGGTCGCCCTCGTCATCAAGAACTTCGCAACCATCAAGCAAGTCATCAAGGACGTAATCGACTGGCTCTCGGGGGCCTGGAACGACATCTACGCTGCCCTCGAGCCCGTCGTGGCCGAGATCGTCGGCGTCTTTGAGTTCTTGGGCAAGACCCTCGCTGCCATCGGGTATGTCCTGTCCATTCCCTTTATCATTGCCTGGCAATTGATCTACTGGGGAGCGCAACAGGTAGCGAACCTCATCGTGACTGCCTGGAACTGGCTCATGGGAGTCCTCAAGGCCGTGGCCAACGCCCTGGCTGGACCGTTCCAAGCCGCCTTCAACGCCATACGAGCTGCGGCCGACGCTGTCATCAATTGGCTCTATGGCGTCTGGAACGGAATCATCAACTTCCTCAGCGGAGTAGCAGGGACCATCGGCCGGGTGCTGTCCGGTCCCTGGCATACCGCCAGCGATGCCGCAGGCACAACCTCCGACACCATCAAGCGCATCTGGAACGAGCTCATCGGCTTCTTCGGTGGAGTGATCAATCAGTTGGGTCGCATGTTTGGCGGCATGTGGAACGGCATCACCGAGGCCTTCCGAGCCGCCATCAACGCCCTCATCGACATCTGGAACAGCCTCCACTTCCCCGGTATCGACATCGGCCCGGTCCACGTCGCCGGGGTGGGCGCACCTCACATCAACCACCTGGCCTCTGGAGGGATCGTCAACGTGCCCACCCTGGCCCTCATCGGTGAAGCCGGACCGGAGGCCGTCGTACCCCTCAACAAGGCCAACGGCTTCGGCCGCAGTGGTCCGGCTGTGGTCGTCCAGAACGCTCACTTCAACACCGAGCTGGACATTGAGGCCTTCATGCGCCGCGCCGCCTGGGTGGCACAGACTCAGAGGATTTGATCGTGATAGTTGACTATCAATGACCACTTGCACCCGCCAGGCCTGGCTCGACCTCTACGGCGACGGCACTGTCACCATCCAGTTGCAGAACGAAGCCCTCGGCTACTTCTGCTCATCCCTCGACCTCGGCTATCCGAGCCCTCGAGAGGTCACCTCCAACAACCCCGACCGCAACGGGATCAGCGACCGCACCAGGCTCCTGGGCGGTCGAGTGGTCACCGCCAACATCACCGCCCTGGTCGGAGCTGGAGCCCGCATCGACGACGTGGCCGACAACTTCGCCCCTTTCATGGTGCCCGCCGCCCGACCAATCCTCCACTACATCCTGGATCGCCCCGGGGCAGTCGAGCGGATCATGACCTTGAGGGCATCGGGCTATTCCTGGCCCATCGCCGGACCCTACCAGCGGGACATACAGCTCCAATGGATGGCAGCCGACCCGGTGGCCTACGACCCAGTCCTCCGAACAGCCATAGCCTGGTCGGGCTCGACTACTCCACCCGGGCGCACCTACAACCTGACCTTCCCTCGAACCTACCCGGCCGGATCGGGAGCGGCCATGACGGCCATATTGAACAACGCGGGCGACCTGACCGCTTGGCCCCTCATCCGCATCTATGGGCCGATCACCGCTCCACGCCTCAACCTCCAGTACCAGCCCAACGGCATCAGCTACACGCTGGGCTTCAACACCAGCTTTGTGCTGAGCACCAATGAATGGGTCGACATCGACTGCGCTGCCCACACCATCAACAAAATGAGCGATCCCAACCAATCGGTCATTTCATCGGTCAACTGGGTCACCAGCTCGCGCTGGCCGAGCCTCCCTCCACTTCCGACCTCAATCCTCTTATCCCTCTACGGAACGTCGACCACCACGTCCTCCCAGGCCGTGGTCACCTGGCACGACGGCTACCTGACGTGACCACTCCACGCCTCGACCTGATCCGCCCGACCGTCATACCCCTCCTGGGCGGCGTCACCATCACCGGGTATGGAGCCGGGTTCAGCGGCCTCACCCAGGTCTCCCTCCGATCGGGCAACTCGGAACACAGCACCGGGCAGCTCGTCATCATCGACGACGCCACCATGAGCTTTCAATCCTCATGGAACCTGGCCGCTGGCCAATACCAGGTCATCCTTTATGCCTCAAGCACCAGAGTCGCCACCGGTATCAACATCACCTATCAGAACCCGATCCCGTTCGACTCCAACGCCATCCCTCCAGGCCGGGGCCGCTGGCGGCTGACATTGCACAATCGCCAGTTCACGGGCGTCGACTGGAAAACAACGATCATTGCCGAACTGACCAACGCTCGAGGTCGACGCCTGGAGCAGAAGTGGAACGCTCCAGCCCAATTGACCTTCACCCTCGACGGCCACGACCCGGTGGCTCCGCTGGTGCTGGAGCTCGCCACCGACGTGATCGCCTGGCGATGGGACGAGACTCTGGCCGAGGACTGCGCCATGTTCCGAGGGATCATCGACCATTCCGAAGACCAGATCACCGAACAGTCCGCAACCGTCACCTTCACCGCTCACGACTACCTGGCCATGCTCCAGCGGCGACTGGTGACCACCACCTACTCCTTCAGTCAATATGATCAGGACACCATTGCCAACTACCTCATCTCAATGGCCAAAACCATCGCCAGTTCGTCAGGCACACTCCTCAGCCCCGGCAACTACCTACCCCTCACCCTGCAACTGTGCAACCCCGACGGCACCAATCGTTCCGCTGCCAGCGGACAATTGAGGGATCGCACCTACTACCCCTCAACCAACCTGGGCACGGCCTTCGACGACCTATCCAAAGTGATCAATGGCTTCGATTACGACGTTTACCCCGGTGCTGGCATCGGCAACGGAGCCGCACAGGACGAAGTCCGCCTCTTCTATCCGAACCAGGGCATCAGCCGCCCGGACGTACCCCTCATGTACGGGGCCACCATCTCGACCCTCACCCGAACGGTCAACAGCGGGGATTACGCCAACTACACCAGGGTGGTGGGCAACAACGGATCGAGCGATCCCAACGCCCCCCAGCTCTACTCGGAGCAATGGAACAACGACGCCACGGCGGTAACGGTCAACCCGGTGGGCCTGTGGATGTACGCCGACAATGCCGCCGACGTGACCATTCAATCCACCCTCGACCAGAAAGCGGCAGGAGACCTCAACTTCATGGGTATCCTAGTTCCCTCCTACACGGTGACGATGACGCCAGGGGCCTACCACTACACCTACCCGGACATGGGCGACATCTGCCCTCTCATCGTCATTGCTGGACGCCTCAACGTCAATACCACCGTGCGGGTACTGGGCATCAGCTACGACGTGAGCGACGACGGGGACGAGATCGTCAGCCTCACTCTCGGACGACCAGCCAGCACCCTGGTCGATTTGTTCACTCAAGCCGACAGGGATGTCGACGCCCTCACTAGGAGATAGCGATGACCCGTTACACCCCTCAATGGCTCCAGCAGGGCAGCTATCCGGCATCGGTTGATCGCCGCCTGATCGGAGCCCTCTGGCCGTCCCCGGCCTCCAGTGGACTGGCCGTAACGGTGGCCAGCGGAATGACCGTGAACATCGCCCCCGGCCAGGTGGCTGTCCCCAGCTCCAACAACACCGGGACGATGCTCTGCTCCTCCGACGCCGTCGAGCAACCTCCAGCCCTCAGCGCCGCCCCAGCCTCGCCCAACAACCGCATCGACCTCATCATCTGTCAGGTTCGAGGCAACGACCTCGACGCTGGAGCCAACAACGATTTCCTGTTCACCACGGTGACCGGTGTCGCCGCCACCACCCCCGTCGCTCCCGCCGTGCCCGCCAACGCCGTCGCCCTCGCTCAAATCTACGTACCAGGCAACTCGGCCTCAATCGTTGCAGGCAACATCACCGACCTGCGGCCCTGGGGCTTGAGCATTCGAGGCCCGAACGCACTGCCGCCACCCAACGCCGCATCGAGCGTCGCCAGCTTCACCGACGCCAACGGCGAAGTGTGGGTGTCGAAGGCAGGCGTCAACGGCGGAGCATGGCGCAAGGCAAAGGACGTCCTCCATTGCAAAGCTGCCCGGACGGGAGCATGGTCCACAGGAGGAGGAACCGTCCCGTGGGATACCACCTATGAGGACTCGTACGGAATGTACAATACGGGCCTATCTGCCTTTGTGGCGCCGACTGGAGGCATCTACCAAGTCTCGACCCGGATGCAGTTTAGTCCTACCGCATACCCACCGAGCGTGTGGTACATGAACTGCACCATTGCCCTGAACGGAAACCTCCAAGCCTCCGGTGTACCCGCCCTAGCCAGCACGAACGGAAGCTGGTCCGCCACTTCGGCGCTGACTACCGTTCGGCTGGCGGTAGGCGACAAAATCTCCATCACTGCCTCAGGAGCGGCCTCTTCAGCCTTGGTGCCTGGATTCAGCGAAGCGTTTGCAACTTTCGATTACATAGGCATTTGAGGAAGGCGGGAAGCGATGACCTATCAAACCCAATGGACACTCACCTACGATGACGATTTCAACAGCCGCCAGCGAGCAGCCTTAACCGGACAAGCCACCATCTACAAGGACGATACCCGGCCCGACATCTCAGCCTTGGCCGGAGCAGTCCTTATCTCGGACCCGCCTGGAGTATTCGTCACCTTCCAGCAACTGCTGGGCGCTGCCCCTGGCTTCGCCGACGAAGCCGACAACGGGGACGGCACGATTGACTCCTCCAAGATCACCGACGAGGAAATCCTCGCGGCCGTGCAAGCAGGGTGGCCAACAGTAACTGCCTTGTATTTCGACAGCACCGGTAGCCCGATCACACCGACCGTCTGATAGGCGTCTATCAAGGAGCGACGATGAGCGACATGGAATGGCCCGAGCCCGCTGAGGACCCCGATGAGGAGCCGCAAGAAGAGTGGGACAAGGACGAGCCGGGAGACGACGAATGACCCTGCAACGTGTCGCCATCCCCTCGCCCAACTATTCCAGCCGAAGCGGTAGCAAGGTCCGTTTGATCGTTGTCCACACAGCCGAGGGCGCCCTGACCTATCAGGCCCTGGGCTCGTTCTTCGCCAACCCGGCCAGCGGCGTGAGCAGCCACACCGGCATCGACGACACTCCCAACACGGTGGGCGAGTACGTGCGCCGGGACTACAAGGCATGGACTGCGGCCAACGCCAATCCCTACAGCGTCCAGACCGAGCTCTGCGCCTTCGCCGCCTGGACGCCAGCAGACTGGAGCGCTCACCCCACCATGCTGGCCAACTGCGCAGCCTGGATCGCCGAAGAAGCCGCCACCTACGGCATCCCTCTGACCAAGCTGGACGCGGTCTCAGCCCAGGGCGGGGCGTCGGGCGTTTGCGGGCATGTCGACCTGGGCGTGGCTGGAGGCAACCACTGGGACCCAGGACCGAGCTTCCCCTGGGTCGATGTAATGGCCATGGCTGGAGGCCAGGCCCCGACCCCTCCGACCCCGACACCACCCGGACAAGCCCCACCTTGGCCAGGCGTCTATTTACGGGACTTCACCTCTGATCCCTCAGCCGCCACCTGGCAAACGCAGATGAGCGCTCGAGGCTGGACAATCACGGTCGATGGCATGTACGGACCGGCCAGCGCTCAAATCTGTACCCAGTTCCAGCGAGAGAAAGACCTCGCCGTTGACGGCGTGGTCGGTCCCGATACCTGGACTGCGACTTGGAACGCTCCTATCACCTAGTGACCCGAACCCGCCAGCTCGCTCTCCTCATCCTGCTCGGCGTCGCCGTCTTGGTCATCGCCATCATCGTGTTCATCCTCAACCGCAGCGGTGTCTCCGACCTCCTGGCCGTGATCGGACTGCTTGGAGGCCTGGCCATCATCGTCACCACCCTGCCCGTCCACAACGGCAACAACAAGCACGACTAGGAGACCTCAATGCTCGCCGCCGTCATACAACCCAGCTCGAGCGCCGTCCACACCCTGGCCATCATCGCCGCCGCCTTCTTCACCGTCGCCGCCCTCATCGAAGTAGTGAGAGTGCCATTGAGCCCTCACACCCTGGCCGTGATCCTGACCATGGCCGGGCTGTGTCTGTTGTCCCTGGCCGTCATCTTCCTCGTCTAGAAGTCCCCACAGGCCGATCGCTCCGGTTGGCGCTTACTGGAGCGATCGACCCATGGGCAATGTGCGGCGTGACCGGCTGACCATGATCCTGGCCTTCATTGGAGTCTTCGCCCTGGCCGTGACCGTGGGCGTGGCTATGGCCGCTCTGATCCTCTGGAGTATTGGCTGATAGTCGACTATCACGGCTTTGAGCGCTCAAATGGATTTGACAGGTTATCGATCCCTGTGATACCATGGGGACCATGAAACCTCAAGCCAAGCCTCAAAGGAGCGCTCGCCGTAGGAGCGCCGACGTATGGGCACCCAAGATGGCCACAGCAGCCAAATACCGCAAGGCTGCCGCCAGGCTCGTCCTCAAGTCCCATGAATACGTTCTCATGGCCGAAGCCCTCGAGACCGAGGCCAACGAGATCCGCGAGCAATCAGCATGAACTTCGACCCGTGTGATGCCTACATTATCGATGCCGAGGTTCGCAGGGATCGAGGGGTCGGCAGCATCGACCGCAAATCGATAGACGAAGTCATCGACGACATGTACCGCCCGACCACTCTGATCATGATCTTCCCTCCAGACGAGCGGGAACGACTGATTCGACTGCTCAACGGAGCAGTCGAGTGAGCGCTCCGAACGCCGATTATGTTTCCCCGAACGCCGAGTCATGGACACTTATCCCTGGCGACCGTGTGCTGTTCAACGGCCAAGAATGGGAGGTATTCATCACGCCCATGGAGGAGCGGAATGACTCCGCTATCTGGATCTTTCGATATTCGACGCCCGGTCAGGCTGGTCCCGTTTACGACTTGATGCGACAGCGGCGGGAGCTAACCCTCATTCCACGGGTAGCCCCTAGCGACAGGTTGGGGATACAGATCGACCGATCTGGAGCGGTCGAATGATCAAGATCAGGGTGCTGGGCATGCCCAGGCCGCAAGGCTCCATGCAGCTCCGCAAGCTGCCCAACGGCGGAGCCACCGGCACCTACCCGCCAGCGGTGTGGGACTGGAGGCACAAGGTCCAGCAAGCGGTAGCCGAAGCCATGCTCGACCACGAACAGATCATGGGACCCCTCGAACTCAAACTCGGCTTCGACCTGCCCCGACCCTCCAACCACTGGCTACCGGCCAACTCCCGGCGCAGAGAGCCAGTCCTCCATCCCAACGCTCCAGCCTGGCCGTCGGTCATGCCCGACCTCGACAAGCTCATTCGCTGCATCGGCGACGCCATCACCGATGCGGGCTTGTGGAAGGACGACGCCCAGGTCTGCTCGATCATTGCCGCCAAGCGCTACGTCACCAACCAGCCCGGAGTCCTCATCACCATCACCGAACTGTGAAACCGTCAGATCACGTCAAAGCCGGGGAATGCCCCATGTGCCACGGCACCGGGCAGCGACCTGCTCTCACCCTCCAGATCACCAACCCAACCCTCGAAGACCGATTGGACATCTGCCCTCTATGCCACGGCTCCAAAGATTGGCCACCACCTGACAACCCAGCCTGATAGTCAACTATCAACTACCACCACCAACAAAGGAACAACCAAATGCCCGAATACACCCACAACCAACTGCTCGTCCTCCATCACCTCAAGCGCTACGGACCGATCACCCGAGCACCGGGAACAAGCATCCTCCAGTCCATGAGCGCCGAGCTGGGCATGAAAGTCTCAGCCCTCACCTACCAGCTTCGCACCCTGGAAGCCAAGTGCCTGGTCCTGCGCACCTACGAACGACCGGCAACCCGCAAGTTCGGGGCAGGCGCAAGCAACAACCCATTGGTCAAGGTCGAGCTGGTCGATCCCAACATGAGCCTGCCCCCGATCCCTCAGGTCTACGTAGCCACCCCACCCGATCGCCAGCGCAAGCCCACCCCTCTCGGCATCGTCATAGCCGAAGAGAACGAAGACCTCGAAGAGCGCATCGAACACAACGAGCCCACCGTCGAGGCCATCGTAGAAGCCCTCATCGACCGAGCCCTCGAACTCCAGAAGCAGGTCGACAAGCTCCAAGACGTGATCGCCGGGTTGAACGCCGAGAACACCCGATTGCGCCAGCCCAAGCCTCAAGCCCACGTCACCTCCCGTGTCCGTGACGTGCTGACCGCCGACCAGTGGGACACCCTCAGGAGAAAACCATGAAGCAAATGCTCAAATGGATGGTGCTGGGCGGCTTCTGGTGCGGCCTGGGACTGCTCGCCCTCATCTGGTGGGCCATTCGCACCATGGAACCCCCCACCCCTCCATACCAAAGGATGGACCGCTGGTGAGCGACGAGCAGCAAACCAACTACAGCTTCTTCGCCTTCATGGTCGAGACCGGCGTGACCTCCAGCGTCGATGACGACGGCAACTTTGAGGCCTTCGTCATCGTCCAAGCCGTGGGCGAGGATGGATCGGCTCACGTCACCGGCCAGATGCCGCCCGACGCTTTGAGGGATATGGCATTCCACTTCCTGGCCGGGGCCGAAACCGCCGACCGCGCTGCCCTGGCCATGACCCTGCTGGTCTCCGACCTGGGCATGGACCCCGACGCCGCCCAAGAGATCATCCGAGCCCGCCAAAGCGATGGATGACGCCGAGCTGGAGGCCTGGGCCACCGAGGTTCGCGACCGCCACGATCCCGCCAATCAAGAACACAACTATGAACGTTGCCAGATTTGCGGCTTCACCCGCTTCCCTTGCGATACCTACGAGCTGGCCTCCGAAGTGTTGAGACTCCTCAAAGAGAAAGGAACCACCAACGATGAGCAGTCCTGACGGAGCCCACCTGGGCTACGACGCCGAGCAGGCCTTGAGGGCAGTGTTGAGCGGAGAACAGACCGACCCGGCCGACACCATGACGGCGGGCGAGATGAGGGTTTGGTTGCTCTCGGCCAACGCCGACCACGCCATGGACGACTATGGCGAGTGCGCTCGCTTTGCGGGCAAGCTGGTCCTCAACTGGTTCTTGACCTACCCCGAGCAGACTCAAACCGATCCTTACCAGGCCATGAAGGACAGCGGTATCCCCTTGAGCAATCTCGGCCTCACCGGGTTCCAGTGGGGGTGGGCCGTCAATGCCGCCCGACGCTGCCTGGAGCTCGAGCCCATCCCCAACCCGGCCATCCTCACGATCGAAGTGGAGGACTGATGGCAACCCTCCTGTACTGCGGACGCTGCCCCATGTGCGAGCAGCCCTCACTGCTCCTGGTTGACGACCCCGAGACCGCCCGCAAGGTGACGGCCTGGATGAAGATGCCGCCAGGAGAACGTCCCTTCATCCAGGACGTGTTCCCGCAAATGAGCCCCGGCGACCGCGAAATGATCCTGACCGGCAGTCATGAGGCCTGCTTCGACGAGGCCTTCCCCGATGAGTAGACCCGACGAACTGGAGGGTATCGAAGTGCGTTCCGGGGTCAACGATGCGGGAAACGGCTTTTGCACCATCGTGGTCACGGCAGGTGGAGGCCGGATGCTTCTCGGTCAACTTGATCCCACCGAAGTCCGCAAGATGGCCCTCGCTTGGTTGGAAACCGCCGAAGCAGCCGAACAGGACGCAGCGGTGCTACGCCTAATCCGCAAACTTGAACTGCCTGACCAGATCGCCGGGTTGATCATCACCGAATTGCGGGATAGCCGGAATCAAGATGAATGATCCCGAACAGCGCAAGCTCTACTACGTCCGCACCCCTCACGGCATGCGCTGGGAGGGCGAGCCCAAACCGGGGCAGGCTCGATCCTTGATCATTCACAACTGCGACCCCGACACCTACAAGCAAACCCTCAAGGCCATAGCCGAACAGGGCATGTTCACCACCAACCGAGCGACACGCCGCAAGTCTCAGCGTGTCGGGGACAAGGCTCGCCGCAAGAAAGCTAGGGAACAATGACCAAATCCATCCCCGTCAACAACCTGAGCGATCCGACCCGCCGTGACCAATGGGGTCGCTATCTGGTCGTCCCACCCATTGGCGGCAAGCCCATCGGCTACACACGGGTCACCACCGTGGCCAAGGTCCTCGACCCCGGTGGAGGCCTCATCCCCTGGAAGGCGACCATGACAGCGTGCGGGATGATCCTGCGCCGGGGCCTGCGCTCCCAGTGGGAAAGCCTCATCGCCCAGTACGACGATCCCTGGTACGCCAGCGAGGCCACCAAGGAGGCCTGCAAGGCTCTGGTGGAGGAGTGCGCAGCGGTGGGCGGGGCCAACGACCGGGCCGAGATGGGCACCAGCCTCCATGACATCACGGCCATGGTCGATCGGGGCCGCATGCCGCAACACCTGACCCCGGAGACCGAGGCCGACATCGCCGCCTACGTCGAAGGCCTCCAAGCGGCCGGGATCAGCTTCGACCCGAGCCTCATCGAAGTGACCGTGGTCCTCGACGAGTGGCAGACCGCAGGCAAGTTCGACCGGGTGGCCCATGTCCCCGGCTTCGAGCTGCCCCTGGTAGCAGACCTCAAGACCGGGGCCAATCTGGACTACTCCTGGCAGAGCTTCGCCGTCCAGTTGGCGGGCTACAGCCGGGGCAACGCCATCTACGAACAGGGACCAGCCCTCGACGGCACGGCTGACAAACGCCACCCGATGATCCCCGTCGACCAGAACAACGGCCTCATCATGTGGCTCAACGCCGGGACCGGAACCCTCGAGCTCTATCTGGTCGACCTCGAGCGGGGGTGGCACGCCTTCAAGCAGTCCATGTGGACTCGAGGGTGGCGCAAGGAGGTGGTCAGCCAGCCCTACGGCAACGCTCAGCTCAAGCTGCCGACCGCCACCGAGCCCGATAGCCTCGTTCCCGTGCTGCAAGCCTCCATCGACGCCATCGAGGCAGCCAAGCCCAAGCGCGGTCGACCCAGGAAGACACCGAGCCCTCCAGCCGCCATCGAAGCAGCAGCCACCGAAGCGCCCAAAATGACCAAACCCGCCATAGTCCCCGAACCGGTGATAGTTGACTATCAAGCGGGGGAGCACTATATCGACAAGGTGCGAGAATGGCTGCAAGACCGCATCAACCTCATCGGTGCCCACGACACCGCCAGGGCCGACCTGATCCGGTCGTGGCCTCCAGACATGCCGACGTTGATGGGCTCGACCGCTCACACGCCGGACCAGCTCGCCGCCATCGAGAAGCTCCTCGTTGGCGTCGAGGCGAGGGCTCAACTCCCCTTCGGGGAACCCAAGCCCGAGCCGACAAACGAACAAATGGGGCGATTGCTCCAAATGTTCCCTCAATCAACCCTGATCACCAACAACGACAAGGAGCATCCAGCATGACCGAATCCATCCCTCTCGGAGACCTCGAGTCCTCCCCGTCCGCCAAGTTCACCGACCTGGGCGACACCCACTCCGGCATCATCACGGCCATGAACGAACGCCAGCAGACCGACCTCAACGGACGCCTCCTGGCCTTCGACGACGGGACCCCTCGTATGCAGTGGGTCATCTCTCTGCGTAAGGCTGACGGCGACACCGTGGCCATCTACGCCAAGGGCGGGAAGTTCAAGCCCGCCAAGGGCTCAGGCGAGAGCATGCTGAGCGCCATCGGGGCAGCAGTGAGGGCTGCCGGGGCGACCAGCGTCGACGTGGGCGGCACCTTGGCCGTAGCCTACACCGGGGAATCGGAGGCTCAGCCCGGGAGGTCTCCGGCCAAGCTCTACACCGCCCAGTACAAGGCTCCCAACGCCACCGTGCCGGTGGACCTGTTCGCTTCACCTTCGTAGCCCTCAACGCAACCATCCAAGACGCCAGGACGCCCGGCCTCCTCCACAGAGGCCGGGCGTCTGGGGTCCATAGCGGATTGTGAACACTCACCTTGGACAACCCTCAACATACCCCACAGACCAAGACCGCAGCCGCCGCCTACTTCGTGGCAGGATGGCACCCGCTCGAGCTCCCAGCGGGAGCCAAGGCTCCACCCCCCGACGGCCGCACCGGCTACGAGGGTTCCGACATGACCAGAGAGCAGATCGAAGCCTCCGACTGGGGCGGCAACATCGGCCTGAGGGTTCCCCCCGATGTCATCGGCCTGGATGTCGACGCCTACAAGGGAGGGCTCGACACCCTGAACGCCCTCATCAACCAACTCGGCCCCCTGCCCTCAACCCGCATCTCCCACTCCGGCCGCAACGACGGCAGCGGGATCAGGTTCTACCGGGTGCCAATCCTCACCTGGGTCACCAGCCTGCCCGGTATCGAGATCATCCAGAGGGTTCACCGCTATGCCGCCGTATGGCCCTCCATGCACCCTGACGGGCGGCAGTACGGGTGGTGGGACCAGGCTGAGGCTGGACCCCTGGAGGCCTCCGAAGTGCCGCTGGTGGAGGACCTGCCCGAGATGCCCTGGAGCTGGATCGGGGAACTCTCCCGAGCCAGCCAGGCCGACACCTCCAGCCGGTCGACGGCAGCCGACCGCATCGGGACCATGGCCTTCATCACCACTCACGACAGCGCTGAGGCCTCCAGCTACCTGTCCACCATCCTCGGCCACTTCGTCGACCGCCACCAGCAGGGCTACTCGAGGCACGACACCATGCAGCACTGCCTCATATGGGCCATGGAGATGGCCCGGGCCATGGTCATCGCCGCCCAGCCCGCCATCGACCAGTTGGGCCAGGAATGGGTAGCAGCCCTCCAGGGCGACCCCCGCCGCCAGGCCCTCCACGACGACCGCCGTGTCACCGAGTTCGAGGCCATGCTCCGACATGCCGTGGGCAAGGCCACGGCCAAGCCGCAAGCCGTGATCGACAAGCTCCATGACGACTATGCCGGGATCAAGATGAACCCCTCCAGCCCCCCAGTTGATAGTCAACTATCAGTCGATGATGCGCTCTCCTGGCTCACCCCGCTAAGCACTCAAAACACCGGACTGCGGATCACGGCGGACCTCGGGCTCATGACCGACGGCCGTGGACTCCTCCACCTGGCTCGTTTCAACCTCCTGCACGGCGACTCGGGAGCGGGCAAATCCTTCATGGAGGCCTTCATGGTGGCCGAGTGCATCAAGACACAAAGACGGGTGGCGGTATTCGACCTGGAAGACGGCCCGGAAGTATTGGGCCAACGCCTCATGCAGCTCGGCATCCCCTGGCCCCAACAGGAGGAATGGCTGCTGTTCTTTCATCCCGACGAAGCCACCACCCCAGCCCTCATGCGTGCCGTGGTCGAGCTCCTGATCGAGCGCGATGTTTGCCATGCTTTCATCGACTCCATGGGTGAGGCCTTCGGCGTGGATGGGGTCGACGAGAACTCCGACTTTGAGGTCACGGCCTGGATCACCCGGGTCGTGAGACCTCTGTGCAACGCCGGGATCGGGGTGACATCGCTCGATCACGTCACCAAGGCCGGGGACAACCTGCTCTACCCCTCAGGGTCCAAGCGCAAGCGGGCGGCGGTGACGGGGACCAACTTCCTCATGTACGCCACCGAGCCTTACTCGCTCGAAGGCGGCGGGCGAGCAACCCTCCGCTGCGCCAAGGATCGACACGGCCAGTACCGCCGAGGCGACGACGTGGCCGAGCTGACCATGCAACCCCTCGATCCCATATTCGGGCAAACCGCCATGGAGCTCGCCCCGGTCGTTTCGATCCCTCCACCGTCGAGACCAGACCTCTTGATCATCGCCGTGAACACCTGCCAGAAGTTCCCGGGGCAAACCCTCACCAAGACCCAGGTCATCGCGGATGTGCGGACCACGGCCGGGACAACCCTCAAGTTTGCCGACAAGGCCATGGGCGAAGCCCTCGAGGCGGCTGCTCTCCGAGGCTTCCTGACCCCCGGCAAGGGCTACAACGGACACGACGGATACGCCTTCGCCCGACCGATTCCTCCTAACTCACCTGGGTTAATGACCCCTCCAGCCCAAATGCCATCCAGCGACCATCCAGCGGAATCATCCAGCGTCACCCAGCGAGAGGACGAAGTGTAAAAGTGCTGGTCAGAAAATCATCCAGCGCATCCAGCGCATCCAGCGCGCACCCCGCCAATCATCCAGCGCATCCAGCGGGGGCCTATAGGGCCCCGCACGCTGGATGGCTGAGCCGCTGGCTGGATGAGCATGAGGCCTCAAAATCAACTAAGCTGGCTAAGGCCAATAAATCAAGGGAGGACCAGTGCTCGCTGCCATTCGGAACGGACGCCTCACCGCTGCCTGGCAGATCGGTGACGACGACCCTCACGGCACCTGCCCGCATTGCCTGGCCCCGGTCTTCCTCAAGCGGGGGATCGAGGTCGTGTGGCACTTCGCCCACTACGCCAACAGCACCTGCCCCTGGTCAGAGGAGTCCGACGAGCACGCCGGGGCCAAGATGACCCTGGCCCGGTTGTTCACCGATGAGGGCTACCGGGTCGAGCCTGAGGTCTCGGTGGGCTCGAGGAAGGTTGACCTGAGGGTCGAAGGCGGGACGCGCTGGTGCGCCGTCGAAGTCCAGCGCTCCAACATCCAGACCTCCACCATGTTCGAGCGGGAGCGGGCTCATGCCGCCCATGGAGCCCTGGCCACCGTGTGGGTGTGGGTTGACCGCTCCGAGATTGGGCCGGACATGCGCTTCTGCTGGTATCGGGATTGGGTCAGCCTCAACCTGCTCGACCGGGGCAAGCCCGCCCTCGCCCTATTCCGCCATAGCGGCGACGGCCAGGTGGCGGCTTCCGAGCAAGTGGCCGCGACCCCTCAACTGGTCGTCTGCCGAGCTCGTGGCGGGCGCCCGGGCGTGCGCTTCGGCGTGGAGCTGGAGCGTTCTTCGAGCGCTGCCTGGCCGATCCCGCTGGATCAGTTCTGATGGGCAAGCGAAGCGGTGGCGACGAACCCTCCGTGTTCGACCCGCTGACCATCGCCCGGCAATGGGCCGTGGAGGCCTCCAGACCCGGCCGTCACAAGAACGCTCAGGTCGCCATGGCCTGGGCTCTCATCGCCATAGCCGAGCAGGTCCGAACCCTCATCGAAGTCACCGCTCCGCCCGATGACCACTGAGCCCTCGATCGAGGCATACTGGGTCGAGGCGAGCAGACTGGGCAGGCTGAGCGGTCACGTCGTGTGTCGTTGCCCCGACTGCGGTGAGCGCTGCCTGATGAGCTATCGCCCGCCGAGCCAGCCCTGGCCCCGCTGCCGGGTCTGCCTGCCGCCCTCGATCGAGATTCCCGTCCGATGGGGCCAGCCCCGCCAGGTCGTGAGGGCTCCAGCCGCTCGAGTCGTCCCGGTGAGCGATCCCGCTGCTGTCGTCCACAAGCGACCCGGGCAGCCCAGGACGGCTCGAGCCCTCAAGGCCGATGGCTGCGTGGTGGTGCGCTCAGCCGCCTCCGTGCCGCCAGGAGGGCCGGAAACCCCTCCGGGTGGGTTCCCGGAGGGCTCCGGCCCTCCAGCGGGCTCTACGGGCCTTGGAGGGATTACACGTCGCATCATCAAAACCAACGGCCCACCATGAGGGACGCTACCAAGTGGTAGAGGCCGAGCGCTTGCTTCGCGAAACATATGTTTCGCCTACCCTCATGATAGACCGATGATCATTGGATCATTGATAGTTGACTATCCCGACCGCGGGTGCGGCCTGGGGATATCCCTGGGGACAACCTGTGGATTACCGCCAGGGGCGAGCTCCCTGTTCGTGGAACAGATGGGCGGCGGCAGCGATGTTGCATGAGGGGTTGGCCCACTGCCTCCAAGAGCACCCGACAGCGGCAAACTGGCGGGCATGCAACGGAACCATCATCTGGAAAATCCCTCGAGCCTGGGACCGGCGATTTGCGGCATTGGCCTGGCAGCGAGATTCCCGCCAGGCGATGCCCACCGCCCATGCGGCATTGCGGCCAAAGTCGCGCTGGATGATACGGACAATGGCAGCCGGGCAACCGCTCGAGCCCGTGGCTGCCGAAGCCGTCACCGCCGATCCCGTGAGGACTCCAGCCATGATGATCAGAGCCACGCCGATATGCCTCATATACTTTGTGGTGTTCCTGATTGTTCTCATGCCATATAGTAGCATGAGCCCTCTAAGCCGTCAAGTTTGAGCGCTTAGTCGGTTAGGGCGGATTAGACGCGGCCTTGGGGGTTGCGCTATCATGTCGGCACCCCGGGTACATGGCCGAGGGTGCCGGTCGAGCGGCGAATGCTCGACAGAGGGAAACTAGACCATGAGCATTCCGAAGTCGGTCATCGAGACCGACCACAAGCTGGAG